AAGTTGAGAGCAATGGGTCTTAAGATGTCTTATGATATGGAAGGTGATATGGTTGATGAGAAGTATCAGGGAATGTATCAGTCCCCTGCTCCTACTTATAATAGATTAAAGAGTGGAGATCCAAAGGCAACTATGTCTCCTGGTCGTCGTGCTCTGGAAAGATCCGATGAACTTCAAAGGAAAGATCCAAAATCTCCGAGAGCAAAGAAACAGAAGAGAGTATCAGATCAAATAAATCGCAACTTCCAATCTGCACGTAAAACTGTAGGTGAAGGATCGAGTGTTGAAGATCAGATGGCAGTGAGTCAAAACCTATACAGATCACGTCCAGGAGAGAGTGATTGATGCCTGCAGTATCACAAAATCAAAAGATTGAAGTGAAAGAAGCACTTCGTAGTTCTTTGCTTTCTGATCCAAAATTTATGGCGAGAATTGCCAAAGAAGAAGAAGAACAAAAACCTAAAGTAAAAAAGTCTTTTTCTACATTCAATAAAAATGCTCAGAAAGCAAAGAAAGGATATGAAGTAGATAATAAAAACCCATTCAATGTTCATAGAAACACTACATATTATTAAAAATTTCCTATATAGTTTAGACTTCTGGTTCAAACTATGTTAGCATTTTTACTTCCACTCGCATCAAAAATTATTGGTGATGCAGTTTCTAAAGTTCCTGATAATGAGGAACTGGGTGAGAGACTTATAGAGATTTGTTTAGTTATTCTTAGTAAGGCAGTTAAACTGACTAAAACTGATATGGATGATCAACTTCTTGAAGTAGTTTCAAATGCTATTAAAGCAAGAGAAACTGAATAATATAAATATCATTATAAAAAGAATTATAAGGTAATAGAACATGTCTCTATGGGGCGATAAAGATTTAGTAACAAGCACGGGAACTATTTCCATTGACTTTGCTAGTAAAACTGTTACTGGTGCTGGAACAACATTTACCGATGATGGTGTCACTCAAGGTGATGTTATTAGTGTAGGTACCGGTGCAACTTATGGTTTTGCTGTAGTTGATTCTGTAACAAATAATGGATCACTAACAATCTATAGCACAGATTATTTTGTTGCTGGTGTTACGACAGTTCCTGCATCAACTACGTTTGCTATTTCACAGGAACCTCTGTATGCAATGGCGGATACTGCATATGCTGCACCTGAAGTTCAGACTGGACTTTCAACTAATCCTGTAACTCGTGTAGTATACGGAATAGATGAAATTGAAGCAGGAATTGCTGCAACAACGGCATATGCTGTTACACATTCTGGTTGGGTTGGAATTACAACTTATATTGATATGCACGGAAAATTGAGAGTTAAGAATGAAGTTTTAGTTGCTGGTGGTATTCTGACTACATCTGATGCTACTGACGATAGTGTTTTCCCAGATAGTTGATAATGTAGTATGAGATTTGAAGAGTTGAATGAGAGTAATTACTTACTCTTTGCTATAAAATTCTATAATAATCCCCAAGCAGTCACAAAAGATGATTTTGAAGATGACTTAAAAAGAATTAAGTACATTAAAAGATTATTGAAAAGATATAAGAATACTGGGGAACTTAAAACTCATCTCATACTTAATCATTTAACTGTACTATTCAACGTCTTTGATGATGCAGCAATTCCCTTATTATTTTATAATCTTGAAGATGAACTTTGGCCTTGTATAAAAAGTTTTTTTGTATTTTTAAATAGGATACCAGAATACCCTAAAACAAAAATTACTGAATTGAAAGAAGATGAGTATTGTATACAACAATTAAAAGAAATCTGAGTGTTATGAATGATAGAAGATTAAATCACATAAGGAATATGATTAGATCTTTGAAAGAAGAAGCAATTGCTAATTCTGTTGGAGATGGTAGTGGTGTTGCAGGATTGACTGGAGAACCTCCTGTGAATTTAATAAAGAAAAAGAAAAAGAGACCTACTATTATCGCCAGAGGTTTGATGCCTGGAGCAAGAAAACGATGGAATAGTGGAGTAAAATAATGCTATCCAACAACTCAAAGGTTGCTGTATTAGAATCAAAACTTGATATGTATGAGGAACTCTCAAGGGAGATGCTTTCTAAATTGGAATCGGCAGTAGAAAAAATATCTGAAGGAAATAATCGTATTGCTCAAATCCTAACGAAGCATGATGAAAGAATTGAGCAAAGTATGAAGACTGATGGTCTTATTATAAAGATGATTGACGAATTAAAAGATACAGAAGAAAAGAATAATAGAATTCTACACGAAAGAATAGATAAAATACAGATAGAGATAAAAGCATTTTCAAAGTTTAGATGGCAGGTAGGAGGAGTTCTAGTGGTCTCCGCACTGCTCATAGGTGCCGGTAGTCGAATCGCACCTTTCTTCTTGACTCAGACCCCACAGCAGGTTATAATAGACCCAGTAAGGTAGTACCTATACATAATGGATCTGGTTGACTCCAAGTATATTGGGATGATATCTTCTCGTCTCCAGAAATTTAAGAGAGTTAAAGATAACCTCTATAACTTTCGTTGCCCTATTTGTGGTGACTCACAGAAGAATAAAAATAAGACACGGGGATATATCTACCAGGTCAAAAATAATACAAACTTCAAGTGCCATAATTGTGGTGCGAGTATGTCTTTTAATAATTTACTGAAAGAGATTGATGTAAGTCTTCATAAGCAATATACTCTTGAGAAGTTTAAGGAAGGACATACCGGTAGAAACTTTGTTGTTCAAGCACCAAAGTTTGAATTTAAGAAACCAGTATTCAAGAAATCGATCAATCTTCCAAAGGCATCTACAAATTCTTTTGCCAATGAATATCTTGTAAATCGCAAGATAGATCCGGATAGGTTTTATTATGCTGACAAGTTCATGGAGTGGACGAATACTCAGAAACAAACCTTTGATACTATCAAGAAGGATGAGAGTCGTATCGTAATACCAATGTATGATGAGAACAAAAATCTCATTGGATTTCAGGGTAGAGCACTGGGAAAATCATTCACTAAATACATCACCGTGATGTTGGATGAGGAAGCACCGAAGGTTTATGGACTTGAAACTATTGACAAAACAATTGCTGTTTATATCACAGAAGGACCTTTCGACTCAACATTCATTTGTAACTCGATTGCGATGTGCGGAGCTGACGTTGATATTAGTAACTGGGGCATTAGCAATCCTGTTTGGATCTATGATAACGAACCACGCAATCGAGAAATCGTCAATCGAATCGGTAGAACAATCGATAATGACAACTCCATAGTGATTTGGCCGACGAATATAATACAGAAAGATATCAATGACATGGTTCTTTCTGGACATGATGTTATGTCTGTGGTAGAATTGAATACCTATTCAGGATTAGAAGCAAAAATTAAATTTAACAACTGGAAAAAAATATGACTAACGGGACAAAGGTAACTAAAAGAAATGGAAAAAATGAACCTCTTGATTTAAATAAACTACATGTAATGGTAGAAGAGGCATGTAAAGATCTTGCCGGTGTATCTGCAAGTCAGGTTGAAATTCAATCTGGTATTCAGTTTTATGACGGTATTACAACAGATGAGATTCAGGAGATTCTAATTCGTTCTGCATCAGATTTGGTAAGTTTGGATAATCCCAACTATCAGTTTGTTGCCGCACGACTTCTTTTGTTTGCCGTTCGTAAGCAATTGTATGGTCGTATGCACGAAACTCCAACAGTAAAGGAGCAAGTTGAGCAATGTGTTGCTAAAGAAGTTTATGATGCAGAAATACTTGACCTGTATTCTGATGAAGAGTTTGATAAACTTCAGTCCTTTATTGATCATGATAGAGACTACTTGTTTACTTATGCAGGTTTACGTCAAGTCTGTGATAAGTATCTTGTGCAAGACAGAAGTAATGGTAAGGTATATGAGACTCCACAGTTCATGTATCTTCTGATTGCCGCAACCATATTCTCTAAATATCCAAAGGAGACAAGATTAGAATACGTTAGGAAATATTACGATGCAATCTCAAGACACAAAATCAACATTCCCACACCTATCATGGCAGGGGTGCGAACTCCACTTCGACAATTTGCTAGCTGTGTTCTTGTTGATGTTGATGACACCCTCGATAGCATCTTTAGTTCTGATATGGCTATCGGCAAATATGTTGCACAAAGGGCGGGAATCGGTATCAACGCAGGTCGAATCCGTGGCATCAACAGTAAGATCAGAGGTGGTGAAGTACAACACACAGGTGTTGTCCCTTTCCTCAAAAAGTTTGAAGCAACTGTCAGATGCTGCACTCAGAATGGCATCAGAGGTGGATCAGCGACTGTCCACTTCCCAATCTGGCACATCGAAATCGAAGACATCCTAGTTCTTAAGAACAATAAGGGTACAGAAGACAACCGAGTGAGGAAACTTGACTACTCAATCCAAATTTCAAAACTTTTTTACGAACGTTTCATTAAGAATGAGCAGATTAGCTTATTCTCACCGCATGACGTACCAGGTCTCTATGATGCTTTTGGTACTGATGCATTTGACTCTTGTTATGTGGACTATGAATCAGATCAGTCTATTCCAAGAAAGACTATCGGGGCACAAGAATTATTTTTCGACCTTCTAAAAGAACGTGCCGAAACTGGTAGAATTTATATCATGAACATTGACCATTGTAATTCTCACTCATCCTTTATGGATAAAGTTGAGATGAGCAACTTATGTGTTGCCCCAGAAACTCAAATTCTTACTAAAGATGGATATCAAACTATTTATGAAATGGTGGGTGATTATGTTGATGTTTGGAATGGTGAAAAGTGGTCTAATGTTTTAATTGAAAAAACATCAGATTGTCAAGAATTGATGAAGGTTATTATTGATAGTGAAGAAATTGAATGTACTCCATACCACAGATTTTTTGTTGTAAACGGAAAAAATTATTCCAGAAATAAAAAAATTATTGAAAAGAGGGCATATGATTTGAAATCGGGTGATAAAATTATTAAGTTTGATTTACCTATCATTGAAGGAGAATTAAATCTAGAAAATTCATATACTTTAGGTTTTCATTCTGGAGATGGATCATATCATAGAGGTACTCCAATACTTGATTTGTATGGATCTAAAAAAGATATTTTAGAGTATCTTCCATATACAAAATACTATAATTTGGATAATAAAATTAGAGTAATTTTAGATATTCCCCCCCATACTAAATTTGTGGTTCCCGATTGCAATTATACAATTGAGTCTAGATTGAAGTGGTTTGCTGGATTGGTTGATTCAGATGGACACATTGCAAAAAACAATCAGACAGAAACAGTTCAAATAAATTCAATTAACTTTGAATTTCTTAGAAGTATCAAGTATATGCTTCATACTCTTGGAGTTGATTGTAAAATCAAAAAAATTTATGAAAATAGAAAGCAATTTATGCCTGATGGTAAAGGTGAAACGAAAGAGTATGAATGCAATGAAGTGTGGAGATTGCTTATTTCTAATAGCGGTCTCATCAAATTATGCAATCTTGGTTTTGCAGAATATGTAATGAGATCTAAAATTTCAAAAAATATTCCAAATAGAAATGCTGAAAGATTTCATATTGTTGAAGATATTATTTTCACTGGAAGAAAAGATTCAACCTATTGCTTTACCGAATCAGATAGAGGAATGGGTATGTTCAACGGATTTCTTCTTGGGAATTGTCAAGAGATTACTTTGCCTACAAAACCTTTACAACATATTGATGATGAAAATGGTGAAATTGCTCTCTGCATCCTTAGTGCTATTAATATTGGTAAAATTAGGGATCTTGAAGATCTTGATGTTCTTTGTGATCTTGCTGTCAGGAGTCTTGATGAACTCATTGATTTTCAGGGATATCCCGTCAGAGCAGCAGAGATTGCCACAAGAGCACGTCGTTCGTTAGGTATTGGTTATATTGGACTGGCACACTACCTTGCCAAGAATGGTCATAGGTATGAAGATCCTGAGGCATGGAAATCTGTTCATGACCTATCTGAAGCATTCCAATACTATCTCATTCAGGCAACTGTTAATCTTGCGAAAGAAAAAGGTGCATGTGAATACAGTCATCGTACCAAGTATGGTAATGGAATTCTTCCGATTGATACATATAAGAATGAGGTAGATGAAATAGTTACAAATGAGCTTCACTATGATTGGGAGAGTCTTAGGGCACAAGTTAAGCATTATGGAGTTAGGAACTCAACATTGTCCGCACAGATGCCTTCAGAGAGCAGTTCCGTTGTGTCAAACGCAACAAATGGAATCGAACCACCTAGAGGATACTTGTCCATTAAGAAGTCCAAAAAAGGACCTCTTAAGCAGATTGTTCCACAATACGGAACACTGAAGAACAATTATGATCTTCTTTGGGAAATGAGATCCAATAAAGGATACATTAATATTGTTGCCGTAATGCAAAAGTTCTTTGACCAGGCAATTTCTGGTAATTGGAGTTATAATCCGGAACATTATCCCAACAATGAGATCCCTGTGTCAGTTATGGCACACGATATGCTTTACTCATATTCAATGGGATGGAAAACCGCATATTACCAAAACACTTATGACATCAAGACTGATGAAATGGACGATTCCAATGAGTCACTTGATAGTTTAATTTCTCAATTAGAAACCGCAGAGGAGGAAGACTGTGAGTCTTGTAAGATTTAAGACAAATAAAGAAGAGAGACCAATGATCGATTCTATGACCGTGTTCAATGCAGAAGAGGTAGACACTAAAAAGCAACCAATGTTCTTTGGAAAACCATTAGGTATTCAGAGATATGATTCTTATAAGTATCCAATTTTTGACAAACTTACAACGCAACAACTGGGATATTTCTGGAGACCCGAAGAAGTATCCCTCCAGAAAGACCGTGCGGACTATCAGACACTACGCCCTGAGCAAAAGCACATTTTTACCAGCAATCTTAAGTACCAGATCATGCTGGATTCTGTACAAGGGCGTGGTCCTGGGATGGCTTTTATCCCTTACTGTAGCTTACCTGAATTAGAAGCATGTATGGAGGTCTGGGGGTTCATGGAGATGATCCATAGTCGTTCATATACTCATATCATTAAGAACGTTTATTCAGACCCCTCAGATGTGTTTGATCACATTCTGAATGATGAACGAATTGTTGAACGTGCAATGAGTGTGACTGGGGCATATAATGATTTTATTAATGCAGCACATCATTATGATAGTACTAATGATTGGCAACACGCATTAGAAGGAGTTCCTTATGCACAAGAATCAAGATATGAACTCAAACGCAAACTCTTCAAAGCAGTTGCGAATGTTAATATCCTTGAAGGTATTCGATTTTACGTATCATTTGCTTGCAGTTTTGCTTTTGGTGAACTCAAACTTATGGAAGGAAGTGCAAAAATCATCTCACTGATTGCTAGAGATGAGAATCAGCATCTTGCCATTACTCAGAATATTCTAAAGAAGTGGAGAGAAGGTGATGATCCTGAGATGGCAAAAATCTTCAAAGAAGAAGAGCAGTGGTTGATTAATACGTTTGAAAATTGTGTTAATCAAGAAAAACTTTGGGCAGAATATTTGTTCAAGGATGGTTCGATGATTGGTCTCAATGATAAATTGCTTCAGCAGTATGTGGAATGGATTGCCAATCGTAGAATGAAATCAATTGGACTTAAGACGATCTATGACGTACCCGCAAAGAATAACCCACTCCCCTGGACGGAACATTGGATTTCTTCTAAAGGTCTTCAGATCAGCCCACAGGAAACGCAAGTGCAGTCATATATTGTTGGTGGTATTAAGCACGATGTCACTGGCAATACATTTGCTGGTTTCAGTCTTTAATTGACCTTAAGACTGAACTAATATATTATATCGGGCAGCAACTTGTGTCTTGGCGGATTATAGTTGCGTAAGTCCCACTTTTTTATTATAAATAATAGTAAGTCAACGCCAAGACACAATGAACGAATATTATACTTACGCTTACTTGCGTAAAGATAGGACTCCCTATTATATTGGTAAAGGTAAAGAATATAGAGCATATTTTAAGTGTAAAGGTGAAATACAACCACCTAAAGATAAATCCAGAATAATCTTTCTAAAACAAAACCTAACTGAAGAAGAATCATTTAGGCACGAAATCTATATGATTGCTGTCCTTGGTAGAAAGGATTTGGGAACTGGTATTCTTCGCAACAGAACTAATGGTGGTGAAGGTGCTTCTGGTATTGTTATAAGTGAGGAAACTAGGAGAAAATTGAGTGAAATAAACAAAGGTAAAATCCTTACAGAAGAAACAAAAAGAAAGATGAGTGAATCAAAAAAAGGTAAAAATCATCCTACTTACAATAAAACAATCTCGCAAGAAACCAGACAAAAATTAAGTGAATCTCATAAAGGAGAAAAAAATCATTTTTATGGTAAAAAACATTCTCCAGAGACAAGAGAAAAAATGAAACTTGCTTGGAAGAAAAGAAAAAATGAAGAGAAAGTTTAGATTGTCATTACCAGAAGATGATTGTGTGGTTAAACTTCAAGAGTATTGTAAGTTTTCTCTTACTCTTTTAAAAGTACCTGTAGTATCTAAACCATTATGTATTGATGCAAACTGTCATAATAATGTAAATCATTATGTAGAAACTTATGGTGGAGAAAAAATAAGTGGATATTATTTGATTACAGATATTAGTGATGAAAGATATGGATGTGCAATATATCATAGTATTTGGAAAAATACTTATGGAGATATGGTGGATATAACACCTTTTGATGATAGGGAGTATAATATATTTTCTGTATTGAATACAGATAAATATTATTCAGGAGTTCTTTTTGACGGTAAAAAATATATGATACTTAAACCAGGAAAAAATATAATCTGATGGAAGAAAATAAAACTATCTGTAAAGGAAATTGTAAGTGCAACTGTGTAAAAACTGAAGATGCATTAGAGATGTATAGAGAAGCAGCAAAATCTGATGCTTTTCTATTTGGTGATTATAATGGTTATGAAGCATATACCGAGGACTCCTAAGGGAGTCTTTTTTTTTATAAATATTCTTATAAAGAGTTAATTAAGAATTACGATGAGAGCTTTATCGCAGTCCGAGTACGGAGAAATCAGAAGTTTGTATGAGAGTATCTATGCTCCTCAAGTAGATGAGGAACTAGAACTTTCTGATGAAGAGTTAGAAGATATTGTAGAAGAAGTTGTTTCAGATCTTCTTGAAGAAGGATATGATATTGATGACATCGAAGAAGGTTTTAACGACTATATTGAAGAAGATTTTCAATTTTTAAATGAAGCAAGAGCAGCAAAAAAAGCACGTAAAGGTTCTAAGTCTTATGCTGAAGTAAAAGCAGAACAGGATGCTAAGGAAGCAGAAAGAAAAGCAAGAAAAGAAGCAAAGAAAAAACCAGCATCAACAGGAATGGGTGCTACAAAAACATCTACTCCATCTATTCCATCTACTAAAAAATCCCCAGAGAAAAAATCTATTGCGAGTAGGTTAAAGGGAGCAGTTAAGAGAGTGGTTGGGGGTAAAAAGGGTGCGGAAAGAGTTACTGCTAGTGATCGTTACCAAAAATCCACAAGGATGTCTCCTGTAAGAGCGCAGAAAAATTCAAGGGTAACGATAGGGTCTGAAGATAAGAGAGACCTTGCAAAAAGAAAAGCAGAAAGAACCCAAAACAGAATTGACAAAAAAATTAAAAGTGCTCAAGGAGATTCAAGTAAAAGTCTTAAAGCAAGAGTCTCAACGGGTGTTAAAAAAGCAACTGATACTGCAAAACGTGTTAAAGCAGGTGCTCAAATTGCTGGTATAATTGCAAAAGGAAGTGCTCAAAATGCACAAGATAGTGCTGTAAGAGCAAAACGTAGAGCAGAACTTGCTGGTAGTAAAGCAGTGACGGCAGTCAAGAATGCTCCTGGTAATATCAAAAAAGGAATTAAGAGTAGAATTGCTAGTGGATTACAGAAGGTTTCTGATAGGGCAGGTAGTGCTGCTAAGAGAATGTCTGAAGAGGTTGAGACATATGATGTAGTAGTCGAGTTCCTGTGCGACTACGGCATCGCAGAAGACCTCCAAGAGGCGGAATGGTTGATGGTCAATGAGATTGACTCTGAGGACATTGAGAACATTCTAGAGGCATACGGATCACCGAGACCAACTAACCTTCCTCTCTCTAGAGAAAGAATGACTAGAAAAGTAGATGACTGGAAAGAAAATCCAAATAGAGACTTTGGTAAGAGAGGAACTGCTGCTAAAAATCTAAGGTCTAGAGCAAATGCAGTTGTAGGAACACAACGTCGTCAAGACACAGAAGTTGGATTGCGTTAGAAAACTCACATAATACTCAAAGGGGGCTTGACAAGTCTCCTTTTTTTATGTAGACTAGGTTTGTCCCCGTTAAAGATAAATAATAGCTCATTGAATTCTATAAGATGAGTTATGAGAATTCTTGGATATACAATAATGAACCTTTTGAGTCTGATGCTATTGGGAATTACTTTGGTTTTGTTTACTGTATTACCAATAAGACCACCGGTAGAAAATACCTTGGAAGGAAATACTTTTGGTCATTCAGAACTCCACCAGGAAAAAAGAGAAAAGTAAAACAAGAATCTGATTGGAAGAAATATTATGGTTCTTGTCCTGAGTTAAAGGAAGATATAAAAAGATACGGCAAAGAGTTCTTCAGTAGAGTAATACTAAGTCTTCATGAGAAGAAGGGAGACTGTAACTTTGAGGAGACCAAGCAGTTGTTTCTAAATAATGTGCTATCAGAGGCACTTGACAACGGAGCACCAGCATACTATAATAGCAACATTCTCGGCCGTTACATGCGGAAAGATTATGGAAATTTTGGAAAAGACTCTACAGGTGACTCATGACTGGGCAGTTGACAGAATGCACATTCTGTGTGACATGAAGAAGGATGATGTGCTAAAATCTGTAGAAGATGCTCATGCGATTCAGTCAGAGTTTGCCGAATGGTTAGACCCTAATCTTGAGGATCATGAAATTTACTCACTCGAATATCTTGGAGACAATGTTTAAATCACTTTTTGGAATTGGACTTCTTGCAAGTGTAGTTGCAATCCCTTCCCCAGAACCTGATCAAATCAAAGTGACACAGGAACCAGAACCTGTAGAAGAAATTCTTATAGAGGAAGAGACTTGGAAGTGTCCTAGTTGTACTCCTAATGAGCAAGTTGTTTTAGCAGCATTACAAGAGCACACAAAGATCTCTGATCGTAATGCACTTGCAACAATCATGGGAAACATTCAACAGGAATCTAAGTTCATTGCTAACATTTGTGAGGGTGGTGCTCGTGTTACTTATGAGAACTGTTTGAGAGGTGGTTATGGATTGATTCAGTGGACTTCTATCAATCGTTATAGAGGACTTGGAAACTTTGCAGTGAAGTATGATTGCAATCCAAGTGAATTAGATTGCCAAGTTCGTTGGATGATTAATGAACCTATCTTTCAACGTGTTCTTCCACAATTTGAGGGTGGTGGACAAACAGTATCTTATTACATGAGACCTGCATACTACTGGTTAGGATGGGGAATCAAAGGTAATAGAGAACTTTATGCATATGATTACACTAAGAAAATGGTATGGGCATGACTTTAGATTTAATTGACAACTTAGAAGCATCATTATTTGAATGTGGTCCTGGATACTTCACTCAAGGATATGGTTCTTTTGTAGGGGTTCTTGCTCCGAAGTATTTGGAAGATGATTCTTGGTTTGGTCCGGCAGTCTTATCTGATCGTCAAATGACTATCAAAGAAGCATATGAACATGCAGTATCTGATGGACAACTATTGTATGAAGATGATACAATAGAACCAAAAAATATTCATGAGGTGATTTATAATATTGCTACTAATAGTGGTAAAACTACAACACAACTGAATCCGATTGGTGTTGGTGGTTGGCAATCTGGGACTGGTTGGGAGCAGTTTAGGTGATTGAAGATTGGCGTTACAGTGAAAATAAGTTAAAACTTCGTGAGTCGGCACTTAAAGTTCTTCTTACTAAATATGGTAGTCAACTAAAAGAATCATTACCCGAATACACTAATCAATCAATGTATGAATGTGCTCATGATTGGGTATCTCAAGGTAATGTAAATACTAATGGTATTATTAAATATTTTGAGGCATATTATACATGAAAAAACTTTTACTATCTCTTCTTGGATGTGCTGCACTAGCAGGAACAGCATATGCAGGAGATGAAAAAATAACTAAAGGATACTATACTAATGATTCTTTGGGTTGCATGATCTTACGGGAATGCACCGATAATGTTCAAAGAATCAAAAGTATCAAAGACATTCAAGATAATTATCCCAACTCTGATTATTCTGCTGTTGCTATTGAGTTTAATGAGATGTTGGACTCCCTTGATAAGATCGGAGTTATGGTTTTTCTAGGAGATCAGAAATATTTTCCTGTAGGTAATCGTGGTGTTTATCATACCGTAAGTAATAACTTCTTTCTGAATGATGCATTCATGGGTAGACAATCTACATTAATGAGTGTGGTTAGACATGAAGGATGGCACGTAGCACAAGATTGTATGGCAGGAACAATTGATAATTCAATGATTGCTATTATTCTTCCTGAAGATAATGTTCCTTTTATTTGGAAAGAAATGGCAGAAAGAACTTATCCAAAAACTGCTGTTCCGTGGGAAGCAGAAGCATCATGGGCAGGTAGAACTGAAGGAATGACTGCGGATGCTCTTGCAGCATGTTCTACTGGTAAGATGTGGGAGATTTATGAACCCACTCCATTAACAAGAAAATACTTGGTTGATGAAGGGTATATTACTAAATAGTAATGATCAAAACTATCAGATCAATGCTTCCAAAAAAGAAGAAAGATCATGATGATGATGGATTCCATTGGCATGAAGAAGGAATTTCAAGTTTGGTTAGATTAATTGTATTGATATGGACTGGTGCAATCTTAACTTTAAACTATGTTTCAATTCCAGGAATACCTCAGCAAAAAATTGACCCTACTTTTATTGCCAGTGTTTTTACTGGTACATTAGCAACCTTTGGTGTAACACCATCAAAGTCTAATGGAAATGGTGGGGGAACACAAAAAACAACGGTAACAGTTCCTGTTCCTAAACCAAAAGATGAAGAGGAGAAAAAAACTACATGAAGTTTGAGTCTCAATGGGGTGGTGAAGATACTTGGTATACAAAGTTCAAAAGATGGGCAAATAAAAAAAACCCTATTGTTCGTCATCTTGCATTAGGGTTTATTGAATGGTTGTGGTTGAAATGGATGGAGGGTAAAGTCCGAATGGAAATGGCATCTGTCGATAAGCAGGCAGAAGACATTGTAGAAATGTGGGAAAATGAAGATAAACCAATTATAAAATCAACACCATCTAAAGTAGAAGGACTAGATATTATAAGTATATCTACTACTGATGAAACTGATTCTTCGTCCACTTGATAACGTAAATGATCCTGTGTGGTCAGTGATCTTTATGGTATTTCTTTCTGTTTGCATGGCGGGTTATGCTATCTACTATATATTAGGTGTTGATGAGAGGGAAGAAGAGCACAAGGAACTTTGATAGAGTGATGAGTACTTTATTTGTATTTGGATTTATAACTTTATTGACATATACCCTACATATTACATGGCCTATAACAAAAGGTAAGAACTAAAATGCAAAAAGTAATTAACGGAATCGCATTACTTTCGGGATTAGTATCACTTTCAATAGTTAGTGCAGGAGCATACCTTTATATGAATAAGGATGCTCTCATTGAGGATGCCAGAGTAAAGGCAACAGAAGCAGTTACTGAAGCAATTACAGAGGCACTTCCTGGTATGGTTGAAGGTCTTATGCCAGAGATGCCAGAAGTTCCTGAACTACCAGCACAAACTGGTGGTGTATTGCCTTTCTAAAAAATTTATGAGAAGTGTTAAATAGTAAAGATGTTTTATTATTTAAAAAATGGATAGATCAGTCCCAGCAAAAAAGAAAAGGGATAATCAAGATAAATTTTTCCTGTATGTAATTTTCTTTCATTTTTTTACAGCAGTTTCAAATATCTTTAAAGACTAATGCCACAAATTAATGATGTAAGGATTGAAGAAATATCCGCAACTGGTATTCCACCCATAAGAAGTATTTTTACTGGTCCACCTATATCATTACCAAATTCCCCACCAGTTACTTTAACTATTGGAACACCGATAGTCGATGTTCCTGGATGTGTAGAAGCAAATCTTAATGGTCCGGGATTAGTTAAAGATGATCCAAATGGAAATGTTGTTTTTTGTGATGGTCAAGTTCCTTCTTTCAATCCAATTGAATATGATCCGGAAGAAGATGTAAAATTAACTGGACCACCAGAAGCAATAGCACCAAAGTTAGATCTTGAAGGTGATACTAAAATACCTGAAACTCCTCAGGTTTCTATACCAAAAACACCAGAAATTACTATTCCTTCTTGTGAAATAGATGAGGAATATAATGAGCAATTTAAAAGATGTGAAAAGAAAAATAATGAAGAAACTGTAGAGATAATAGAAGAACCCACATTCGTAGAACAGTATTTACCATCAGCAAACGAAGTTATAACAACAGTTACGATTGCTATGGCAGCAGCAACAGCAGCAGTCTTTGGTAAACCATTAGCAGAGATTTTATTAAAGTTAATCAAACCCCTTGTAAAGAAAGTAGTTCAGAAAGCAAAAGATAAAGTTGGTGTCAAGGAAGTGGTGCTCTCTGTGAGTGAGAGACGACAGTTACAAAGAGACTTGAGGAAGTAGACCACTTCCTAAACTGTCACAGCACTCCTTCACATGGGTGCTTTTTTATTGTATGATGACTTCATACACATCAAATTTATAATTAATTTTATTAAAAGAAATGTTCTCACAGAAAAAAACTAACAATGAAATTGTATCTTGATGATGTAAGAACACCACCAGAAGGTTGGACTCTCGTATCAACTGTAAAGGATATGATGTTCTTAACAGCAACTGAAAATCCTACTCATATCTCTTTAGATCACGACCTTGGAGATACAGATCCAGATTATACTGGATATGACTTTATGAATTGGTTAGAAAAGGCAGTTTTCTCTGGTGAATATACTAAAGACGACTTTCCAATCATTACATTTCACACAGACAATCCAGTAGGTCTTCAAAATATGAGAAGATCTTTGGCAAGTATTAATCGTATGCTACTAATTCTATATCCACATTAACGAGGAATAGAATGACGATGAGGGGCAATAGCATTCTTATTCATGACTGTCACATCGGCACATAACTTTGCCATTTCTGTGCCAGGAGTGAATAAGATCCCTTCCTTCATTAGATTTCCACAAGTCTTAAGTCTTGCCAGTTCAAAATCTAATCTTTTATTGGCAGTTAGTTGTCTCTGTAAAGCAATTTGTGTTGATGCTGCTTCTTTACACTGGTCTTGTAACTTTCGGTCCAGTGGACGACTCCATGTAGCAGAGAAACCTACAGATAAATTATAATTATCTTTCTGTCCAGTTCTGGTTCTCTTTTCAAAAATTATATCTCCTGGATTATCAATCCTTCCATCTCCATCTAAATCACTAACATCATATACTGGATCATTAAAAAATGGTTCGTATGGTTTAGCAGCAGATATAGCACCTGTCACATAGGGTGTAAAGTTGAGAGTGGGACCTTGACACTGTATACCTCCACCGTAGGTGTTTGTAATGTAAGGTCCCTGAAGGACTTGTATAGCTTGGTTTGTAACACTGCCTGAGGAGTTAGCAACAGGATTAGCAGTAGCAGAAACACCACCAACAGTTTCAGCATAAGATGGATTTGCAAATAATAATGTTATTGTGAGAATACTTTTAGATACTTTATTTCTTGTAAGTAGTTTTTGGATCATCATAATTTTGTTGGAATTATTAAATTTATTGACTAAAAATTGAAGTCGTATCAGTTGCACTTTCTATTTCTGTTACTCTTTGTATTATTGTTTGATTACTTAATCCTGGACCCTGATAAGTTTCTGTAAATTGGAATGCCTTTCCTGGGTTTGTTTGTTTCCAATTTTGAGAATCTGTTTGTAATCCAGTCAATGTTGAAGTCACTCCATCAATAGTATTGGTGGTTACTACTTGGGGAAGATTGATTTTCCCATCAGTTGTTTCTACATTAGTTCCAGTTACTGAATACTGATAACCGGTGTTATAGTCCATCGAATTGATGGTTTCTGTAATAGTTTGTTTTGTTTCTGTTCTGCTGGTTAATGAACCTTGACTGAAGTTGGGAACAACAGGAACACTCCAAGAAGGTTGAAGTATTCCATGTACAACACCAAGAATCAATCCTATACTAATTGCTTCTTGTAAACTATTCATAATTATTACTTAAAAATGGTGATTTCACTTACGAATTGTCCAATAGCATTTGTTCCAGGACCACCCGCAGTTAAACTAACTGTTCCAGTGGTATCGATAGAACCAGCAAGAGATCCTGCAGTACCACCTGCCTGAATAGTGTTGCTAGAATAAAGAGTCGGAATATCAAATCTACCATTAGATCCAAGATTATCATTAGTGATTACAGTATCACCAACTAATTGAGATTCTGCGAAACTAAATGCTTGACCATCAGTTGCAATACCATAAGTTCCAGAACGTATAGTTGCAGGTGCAGTTGCAGAAGATCCAGTAAGACCACCAAGATTAGTTACTGAAACATTGCTTCCAGATACTGAATAAGAAGAATCTAGACGTGTTGATGATGTTACAGGACCATCAACGGTTAATTGAACACTCGAAGATAATCTAGATGTAAGTCCACCTGCTGATGCAGAGGATGCACTTATCAAAACCATTCCAAAAGCTAGTAATGCTTTTTTCATTTTTTTTTTCTTTTCTGATTTGTGGGCACTGATTTATTTAGTTTCTTGTAAGTTATAAATAAAAATGAAATCTTTTTTTCATTGAAATGAACGAACAGGAAAATCATCTTTCTCAATTATTGGAGCAGAGATTAAAATTGATAGCAGAACTTGAAGGACTTAGTGAACATTCCACAAGAACCAGAGATTTGATGCTTAAGACTCAAGGTGCTATTGAGTATCTGGAGGCAACTGGTGTCAAACTGCCAGAACCTGAACCAGAAGCAGAAGTGTCTGAGACGGAAGTCGTAGAAGAGGGTTGACGCACAGACTAGAAGGCATTATAATAAACATGTTGAGAGGCAAAACACAGGTAAGAGCATCGACAAACAGATGACGCCTCTTGACTTTTTCATGGGCAAGTAGCTCAGATGGAAAGAGCCACGCACTTCTAATGCGTTGGTCGGGGGTTCGAGTCCCTCCTTGCCCGTTGGAAACTTTATGTTTCCTTATAATCCCATCGACCGAGCAAGAGAACGGGCCGAACTGTTAATTCGAGATTGCTAGGGGCAGTACCTAGGATGGGAGTTTCTAACCTCTAAATTATTATAAATAATAATAAAGTTATAGGTTAGAATGTCTGGTAAAGCAGTTGTTCAATTTCGTCAAAGAAGAAAAAAATGGGCAGTTGATGCATTTGGTGGTAAGTGTGGTATTTGTGGTTATGATAAATGTGTTGAGGCATTAGAGTTTCATCACCTTGATCCATCCCAAAAAGATTTCACACTAACAGCATCTGTGGCAAATAGACAAGTATTTGTTGGAGAACTTAGAAAGTGTGTTTGTTTGTGCTCTAACTGTCATCGTGAAGTTCATTCTGGTATTGCCAATATTCCAGATAATGTGCTAAAATTTGATGAAAGTTTTAAGGACAAACCTTTACCAGAAAAACCGAAGCACCCTTGTAAAGAGTGTGGAAAACTAACAACTATTACTCAAACATTCTGTTCAGTAAAATGCTCTCGCAAAAATAGAGAAGTTGCTGACTGGCCAAGTAATCGAGAGTTGCAAAAACTAGTTCTTGAAAATGGTTATTCTGCTACTGGTAGAATGTTTGGTGTCAGTGATAATGCAGTTAGAAAACGATTAAAATCAGTGGATTTGGGTTTATAACTCAGTTGGTAGAGTATCGGGCTTTTAACCTGCAAGTCGTCAGTTCGAGCCTGACTAAACCCACTTGACAAGAACTCAATCTTGTCTTATACTACTTCTTGTGTGAAGGAAGATGCGTCGGGAGAGCAATCTCCCACTCTGCGGAATTAGTTTAGAGGCAAAACTAAAGGTTTCCAACCTTTCGTCACCAGTTCGATTCTGGTATTCCGCTTTCGGGTTATCCGAATACCCGAAAAATTGATGAGTATAAATACTCTGAAGTTACTGTAAGTAACGATTTACAACAGAACCAGTCGAGGTTCTTAACATCTGCGGGTAATCATTCCGCAAGTAAAAAACGAGGAAAACAAATGTTTAAAACGACTATCGCTGCAGCTGCTGTTGCTGTTGCTCTTGCCCCTGCTGCTGCCCTAGCCGGACCCTACGTCAATGTCGAAGCTAACTCCGGTTGGACGGGATCTGATTATGGTGGAACTGCTACAGACCTTCACGTTGGATATGAAGGTGAACTGGGTGAGTCTGCATCCTACTACGTACAAGGAGGAGCTACTGTAGTCTCCCCTGATGGTGCTGAAAGCGACACTGTTCCTTCTGGTAAGGCAGGTCTCGGTCTTGCACTGACCGACGCACTGGGTGCATATGGTGAAGTCTCCTTCGTCGGTTCAGGTGATTCTGACATCGACCGTGGTTACGGAACCAAGTTGGGTCTGAAGTACTCCTTCTGATATCTAACATAGACATCTAGATGTTCGGGGACTCTGACGAGAGTCTCCTTTTTTATGATTTAAAAAATTGTCATTAAATTTATGAAATTCAAAGCACTTGCAATAATCGCATCTGCTACTCCTCTAATGGTGGCATGTGGATCAGCAGAAAAGACTACATTCAGACTAGATGCAGCAGGTGCTACATTCCCTGCTCCGTTATATCAAGCATGGTTTCAAACCATGGCAAGTGAAACTGGTAACCAAGTAAACTATCAAGCAGTTGGTAGTGGTGCCGGTGTCCGTCAGTATATGTCTGGCACAGTTGACTTCGGTGCCAGTGATGGTGCTGTGAGTGATGAGAAGCAAGACATTCCCATAATTCATATTCCTATGACTGGTGGTGCTATTGTCCCTGCTTACAACTATCCTGGTTGTGATGTTAAGATGACTCAGACGCAACTTGCTGATGTATATCTTGGTAAGATTACTAACTGGTCTACCTTTGGATGTGATAGTAAAACTATTGTTCCTGTATTCCGTTCTGATGGAAGTGGCACCACAAAAGGTTTCACTAACTCACTATCAGCATTCTCTCCTGAATGGAAAGAGAATGTTGGTACTGGTAAGGCAGTAAAGTGGCCTGCTGGTGTTGGTGGTAAAGGTAACTCTGGTGTTGCCGCACAAGTTAAACAAGTTCCTGGTGCCATTGGTTACCTGAACTATGGTTATGTGAGTGGTGGTAAGTTTCAACAAGTATCCTTACAAAACAAAGCAGGTAACTATGTCATGGCAAATGCTGAAACATCTGCAGCAGGTCTATCACGGATCATTTTGGACGATCAACTTCGTGGTGCTGATGCTAATCCTGCTGGTGCCAATGCATACCCTATTGTCTCTCTGACATGGGTCTTAGCATATCCTGAGTCTAAGACTGGTGTGAAAGAAACTCTTCGTTATATGTTAAGTGAGAATGCACAGGCAATGTCTGATGGTCTTGGTTATGTTCCTCTTCCGGAAAATCTTCGACAGAAAGCACTTGCTGCTATTGACAGTATCAACTAATATTAGTATCGTGGGAGACGATAGTCTCCCTTTTTTTATGAAAAAGAAAATGAAAAAGTCGGAACAAAAAATTGCAGACTGCGATAACATCTATGATATGATTGAGATGCTACAGTTTCGTATTGAGGAAATGGAAAATGAACACACGCAATTGATTCGTAAGATGGGAGAACTAAATAGTCGCGTAGACGACTTTTCTACAAATGAAAATTAATCTTTGGTACTCTAAGGGTATGAGTCAATGGAGATGGACTCTCTGTGAAGAATTTAGAAATGGTGTTACGAAAGTAGAACAACATGCCGGACAACGTGAGAAATTGCGAGATGCAATGAATGATGTTGCCAATACGGTAGAATATATATTAGAAGAAAAATTATAAATAATTGAAAACTGAAGACTTATAAAGAATTATACAATGGAAAATATAAAGATTAGGTGTCGTTCCTGTGGAAAGGAATTGGAAGGACATCCAAGTAAGACAGTTTGTTGTGGTTGTCCGAATATGGCAACCATTCGTGGTGATAAGATTTCAGCAATTGACTTTTCGAATATTGTTATGTTAAACTCTTATCAATCTAAAAATAAAAAGTCAGTTCTTTCACAAGAAGATATTTTGTGGCAGGAACAAAGAAAGCAACGTAAAGTTCGTAAAATGAATTTTGAAGTTAGGTAATATTAGGAAATCAAAATAAGTTGACAAATTCAAATTAGTAACTATTATAGCTAATATAGATTTTAATTAAAGGAAATGGACGAGCATACCTACAATAACTGGGTGAAAGTCAAAGAGACTTTTGAGTCATCTGGAAATACCAACAACTTCTTTTATCAGAGAGCATGTGCAATTGTTGGAGGATCACCAGATCCTATTGATAAAATGATGAAAAATGATACATCAACAGAATGATATAGAATCAAAAGAACAATATGTCACTCTAAAGGAGTGTCAGGAGATGATTGACGATGCTATTCGGAGACACAATAGAAATGCAGGTATTATCAGCATGTGTGTTTGGTGGGTTGTCTTATGCTTATTTGCTGAGGGCCTTCTCAGATTGATTGGAGTTATTCCTCCACTATTGCCATGGTTACAAATTAAACTATAGGAGAATTTTATGAAAGTTGGAATGATTGGTTTGGGTCGTACTGGTGAAGGTATTTCCCGTCGTATGATTGAAAAGGGAATTGAAGTTTGGGGTTATAGTAGCAGTAGTTATGAGAATGCCTGTGGTCAATATGAAGCAGGATATATTAGTGGATGTGTAACTTCACTAGAGTATCTTGTTCAGGCAGTTAAATCTGACGGTCTTAGATACACTAGTGCTGGAAAAGTTCCTGGCATCTTTCAGATTACACTTCCAGAACAAAAGGCAGAAGACACACTTGATGAGTTGCTACCTTTACTTGAAGAGGGTGATATTATTATTGATTACAGTACCAGTGACATAACAAAATGTCAGGAACTTGAGAAGTACTGCTCTAAGTTGGGTATATCTTATATCTTCTCCGGAGTATATGGAGCACCTTATGCTATCAATGCTTGTTCTAAAATTTTCCAATCTCTATCACCAGGAAATGTCATATGACTTTAGCAGATGTCTTACTCTGGGGAACGATACTCTTTCTATGTGCCACCATCTATTTCGGGCTCAGAAAAGGTGAAAATATCTACTATGAAAGTGACAAATATGACGGAAATGGAACAGCGCATTAAGATGAGACATGCGTTTGCCATGTCCTCATTTGGTAGAATGTTCACACCAAATAGAATAACATGTGAGATGAGAATATTATGTGAGGAGTGGTCTGAAAATATTGATGAATCTCCACCTACTAAAGACTTATATCAAGTTGATCGTTACTTTTTAGAACTATGGAAAATATGGTCATTACCTTCATAATATTTTATTGCTCATTCGGTTTATTTCTTTTTATCCTTTCAATTTTACAAGAATAATGTTACATTTTGCTAGGTTTTGTGGAACAGTATTAAACAATCCATGGGGTTGTGGATTTTTGGCATGGTGTCTTATCTTCGTTCCTATTATAGGAATGTGGGCAGTCCACAAATATAATTGGCAGCACTGGGCACCATTTGACAGAGGTCACTAGAGGTAGTATAATGTATAAGATAGGTAAGGAAAGAAAAAGGAGCATGGGAACCGACCGGACGTAATCTGGAAGGAGATACCGCACCTGCCTTGACAACTTGACTACATAATCACAACACCGTATAATATACAGGTAATCAAAACGGACAATGGCACTCACAGAAAAATTTAAAACCAGAGATTTAGAAACTCTTCGTAATGCAGCAAAAGGTGAAATTTTCTTAGATGTAAAAAGTCCAAAATTATTTAAGAAGGTTCGTAAATATTATGAATCTAATGGAGTAATTTTCTCTGGTGATCCACTTGATGATTATGAAATCATGATGGACTGTTTGTATTCTGATCTAAAAATTTCTGTTGAAGTTGCCTGATGAATGTTGTGCAAAAACCAACCGTTCTTCTTGAACGGTCTCCTTATCGTTCCCGAAGTCATGGAGAGACTTTAAAAATCCTGGTGGAGTCATTATGACCCTCTTATGAGTTTACGGCATCTCTCAAATGTCGTTGGTGCGGGTGGGTTACTACCGTCCAGTTTCTTACTTCTGGTCAAAGAGTAAGTGGCGCGGCATGGCAAGACCCTACAGGGAGAGTTGCATAAACTCTCCTTTTTTAGTATAATATATACTATGAGATTAAATATTTTATGTCTGATTATAAGAAGACTGCACTTGTGCTTGGTGCAGGTGGATTCATTGGAAGTCATATGGTTAAACGACTTCGACAAGAAGGATACTGGGTTCGTGGAGTTGATCTTAAGCATCCTGAATATTCAGCGTCTCATGCGAATGAGTTTATTGTTGGTGACTTAAGAGACACTCGTTTTGTTTCTAGATGTGTTCGTTTTACTGGATATCTTGGAAACTTCTACAAAGATATTGTAGATAAGTTTGCCGAACCTTTTGATGAGATTTATCAGTTTGCTGCTGATATGGGTGGAGCAGGATTTGTATTCACTGGTGAGAACGATGCAGACATCATGCATAACTCTGTGTCCATCAATCTGAATGTTCTTGAGGAACAACGTAAACTGAATGAAATTACAGAACAAAATAAAACTAAAATCTTTTATTCTGGATCGGCATGTATGTATCCAGAGCATAATCAACTAGACCCTGATAATCCCGATTGCTGTGAAGAATCAGCATACCCCGCAAACCCAGACTCTGAGTATGGATGGGAGAAACTCTTCTCTGAGCGTCTCTACCTTGCTTACAATCGTAACCATGGCATCCCTGTTCGGGTTGCTAGGTATCACAATATCTTTGGACCTGAAGGAACCTGGGACGGTGGCAGAGAGAAAGCACCAGCTGCAATCTGTCGCAAGGTTGCTTACCTCCCGGAGTCGGGTGGAGCAATCGAGGTGTGGGGAGATGGTCTACAGACTCGTTCCTTCTTGTTCATTAATGAATGCATCGAAGCAACTATAAGATTGATGGACAGTGATTTTATGGGTCCTGTGAATATTGGTTCCGAAGAGATGGTTACTATCAATCAACTTGTAGATATTGCTGCTGAAGTTGCAGAAAAAGAAGTTTCTAAAATTCATATTGATGGACCTCTGGGTGTTCGTGGTCGTAACTCTAACAATGATTTGATTCGTGAGAAGTTGGATTGGGATTATAAGATGACTCTTAAAGAGGGTATTCGTTACACTTATTATTGGATTGAGTCTCAGATTTCTGAATCATCATCCAAATTTGATTTCCATCATTCAGTTTGATTATGAAAAAGGTTGCTTTAGTTTATTCTGGTCAACCCAGACATTTGAGAGAGTGTTTTGAAAATCATAAAAAAAATTTTTATGATATCAACCCTGATTGGGAAGTCAATGTGTTTGCTCATATTTGGTATGACAAAAGTTGGGTAGGATCTTATTTCTGGGATCAATATAAAGAACGTGGAAAATGGGATGCTGACTTAATTCCATATATTGAGGAGAATTGGAATCCAAAAGCATTGGAATTTGAAGAACCGAAAGATTTTGAAAGTGATTGGGCATCCGATTCTAGATTTCCTCATCCAGTTAATAATATTATCTCTATGTTCTACAGCCTTGAGAAGGCAAACAACTTGAAAAAAACATATGAAGAGAAAAATAATTTTAAGTATGATTGTGTTATTAGATTGAGAACAGATGAATTTTTCTATAAAGATGTTGGGTCTTTAGACAATTATAATTTAAATACCGTTAACGTTCTTGACGAATATGCACACTTAGAGTATGGTATTAATGATCATTTTGCTTTTGGCAACTCAGAACTGATGGATAAATATCTTAGTGTTTGTAGTAACCTTTCAGATATTATTGATGAGGGTGCTGCAATAAATCCAGAAACATTAATTGGATGGAACGCACAAAAACATTATAAATTGCCAATTATAAAAAATAAATTTGGTTATCGACTTTGGAGGGATATGTGACAAAACTCGTTATTTTTGATTTGGATGGTGTACTGATTGATAGTAAAGATTATCATTATTATGCCTTAAATCAAGCACTTGGTGATGAATATGCGATCAGTCGGGAAGAACATGTCAGCATCTATGATGGTCTCCCTACTAAAGCAAAGTTGGAACTTCTTACAAAGAATAGAGGTCTTCCTGTAGAACTTTATGATACGATCTGGAGAGATAAGCAAGAAGCAACTCTTAAAATCTTTAATGAGTGTGTTGCTAAAGACTATGAATTGATGGGTTACTTTCAACAGTTGGTAGATTCTGGATATAAAATTGCTGTTGCATCAAACAGCATTCGCAATACTGTAAAGATCATTCTCTTGCGTTTGGGACTGCTTGAGTTTGTGGACATGTATGTTTCTAATGAGGACGTTGTTCGCAACAAACCATTTCCAGCAATGTATTGGAAGTGTATGACTGCATTGGGTGCTATTCCTAATGATACTGTTATTTTAGAAGACAGTCACATCGGTCGTCAGGGTGCTTTAGATAGTAAGTGTCATCTTGTTCCTATAGAAGAACGAAAAGATCTTAATCAAAGTAAGATTGATAAAATTAAAAAAATTCTTAATGGTGATAAGAAAAAAATAGCATGGGAGAGTAAGACGATGAATGTATTAATTCCTATGGCAGGTGCTGGTAGTAGATTTGCTAGTCAGGGATACACCTTTCCTAAACCTCTTATTGAAGTTAAAGGAAAACCAATGATCCAAGTGGTCACTGAGAATCTCAATATTAAAGCAAACTATACATTCATTGTACAAAAGGAACACTATGATAAGTATAATCTCAATTACTTGCTTCCTCTTATTGCTCCTGGGTGTAATATCGTACAGGTTGAAAGTATCACCGAAGGTGCAGCTTGTACCACTTTACTTGCGAAAGAATTCATCAACAACGACGAACCGTTAGTAATGGCAAACTCTGATCAGTTTGTTGAGTGGGATTCTAATGAGACCCTCTATGCCTTCCAAAATGGTGAGGTAGATGGTGGTATCGTTACCTTCCCCGCAACTCATCCTAAGTGGTCTTATGCTAAGTTAGGAGAGGATGGATATGTTGCTGAGGTTGCTGAGAAGAAACCAATCTCAGAACATGCTACTGTCGGTATCTATTACTGGAAGAGAGGATCTGACTATGTGAAGTATGCCGAACAGATGATTAAGAAAGATATTCGTGTCAATAACGAATACTATGTTTGTCCTGTATTCAACGAAGCAATTGGTGACGGTAAAAAGATACGCATTAAAGAGATCTATAAGTCTGGTATGTGGGGTATTGGAACTCCTGAAGATCTAAATTACTTTTTAGAACATTACGAAGGGGAAGTTTAAATTCCCTTCATTTTAAATAATTTTTATTTGAGAAACAATGATTATGGAAAAAATTAGATCTCAAGTGGATCTTTCTATCTGTGGTAAGAAGTGATGAGAGTAGCAGTTCTATTATTTGGTCAACCAAGATACTGTAATGATCCTAAACCTCAAGAATTTTTGAAAGGAATTATTGAAAAATATAATGCTGATGTATATGCACATGCCTGGTTTGGGTCGAAAGTAGATTATCAAATCTCTTCTTGGGCAGAGAATCCTCCGGACGGAAAGGGAATAACTAAAAATCCTGTTCCTGACAATGCTTTAGATATAATTGAAGATGTGTATTCCCCTAAAAAATTTAAGATTGATCCTCCTCAAAAGTTTGAATTGACTAAACGAGCATTTAATTTTATTTCTCAAAAATGGGATGGTACACATGTTAATGAAAAAAATATTAGTAATATTAAGTCTCAATTAACATCTATCGGTGAAGTTGTCAGATTATATGAAGAGAGTGGTGATGAACATGATCTTTATATTCTTGCTAGATATGATGCATGGGCTGTTGGTTTTCCTGAACTAAGTGATCTTCCTACCAATAAATTTTATGTTGCAGATCATCATCCAAGATTTCCTGATATTATTCAATTTGGAGGAAGAAAATTTTTCGATTGGATGAAAAATTGTTCCGATGATATGAATAAGTCAAGTATCTATCAAAAGATATGGGAACCTTCTCCCGAATCTTTCAAAATGCTTTCATTTTTGACAAGGCATTCATCTGATGATATAATTGGAGTTCCTATGGAAGGTTTTGTTATTAGGAGATAAATGAAAATAATTGCACATAGAGCTAATTTAAATGGTCCAGATCCTAAAACTGAAAATAGTCCAGACCAAATTGTAAAATGTATTGATGCTGGGTATGATGTTGAAATTGATATTCGATATGATTTGAAAACCAGTACTCTTTGGTTAGGTCATGATGAATCTCAGTATATGGTTACTTGGTACTGGTTAGCAGAGAAGCAAAATTACCTTTGGATTCATTGTAAAGATATTTCAACTCTTCATCAGTTTTCTGCGATGACTAGTGGATATAATTATTTTTGGCATCATGAAGATGATTATACTCTAACTAGTAAAAATAATATTTGGGCTTATCCGGGAAAATCATATACATCAAATACAGTTATTGTTATGCCGGAGTGGAATGATGTAAATTGGGATAAATTAAAAGTTACTAATTGTTATGGTATTTGTACAGATTATCCAGAAAAAATAAAATGAAAATTGTTATTATCGGACCAGGTATTATGCCCATTCC